AATAGCTTCGTTGATAACAGTGGAAATCTCATCATATGATGATTGATCTAAGAGTTTAACACTTTTTAGAATGGCCTCTTTTAGTTTTTGCTTTTTGCAGAAGTCAATGGCAGTTCTCTTGATATATTCAGAACCCTCAACTGCCAAGTCCGATCTATATATTCTAGCTAAAAAATCACGGGACTGAACCTTTGTTGCTTCATCAACATTATCCATTTCCGTCCTGAAAATAGTGGCCATCATCTTATATGATGGGTGTACTTTGTACTCTTCTCTGTAAATTAAGATCTTTTTTACGAAGGTGCGTAGAAATTTTAACTCTAGAAACTCTACATCTAAAACCTCTTCGATTTGATCGCAAAAAACTCTGTCATCCAAAATTAATTGACACAAGTCCTCTTGAAACGATCTCCCAAATTTTGAAAAATTTACCTTCTCTTCTTTTGTCATATTCTCTCTCTTTAATAATCTATACTATAACACACTTTCACAGAAAATGTCAACAGTTTTTAAAAATAATATGTTGACAGGTCTGATATAGTGTGCTCCAGTCATATGCTCCAAGACCATCTTCATTACCCATCTTTAGGAATTCGGTCTTATTAAAGCTGCAATCTAGATTATTAATAGAGTTATCTATAACTGCCTTGGATTGTGGCGATATGTTCGGATAATACAATTGCATTATCCGATAATTGTCATGGATCAAGTCTTTATTTTCAATAATGTTCTCATAAAGTTTTAGCTTGCGGTCGGGATCCTGGCATACTTCTAAGATATCAATCAACTCACATTCTGTATCCTGCGACATAAATGGAAACCTCTTAGCAATACTCTTCAGGCCGGCCCCTTGGACGCCGGGTAAATTGTCGCTCTTGTCTCCAGCAATTGCACGAGCAAGGGCAAAATTCATTGGATGGATCCCAAATTTTTCTACCACAGTGGGCACATTAAGTACCTCTTTTTGGATCGGGCGGTAGAGTACCGTCTCATCATCGCACAATTGAATAAAGTCTTTATCGCTGCTTACGATTACCTTTTGTTTCCCCGCCAGAGATGACATCTTAATAACATAAGCGATAACATCATCGGCTTCGATTTCCGGAAGCATTATCTGGGAGATAGGCAGTTGATTAAGATATTCAATAAGCCTGGTTTGTTGCCAAATTTTGTTCTCTAGTTCTTGGTTCTCTGTTAAAAGCCCCTGAATGCCTCTGTTAAGGCGCAAAGGCTTTCTACCGTCTTTGTAGCCCTTGTTCATCGTCTTCTTCTTCCTAGAGCCTCCTGGGCCGTCCCAGGCAACAACAACTGAATCAGGGCTAGTTTCTCTGATCAGTTTCTGCATGATCTTGAGGAACCCTTTCATTCCTCCGATTGGCTGTCCGTTTGTTGATAAACTCGGATCCACAATGTATGCCCTGTAATACATGTTCAGGGCGTCGATAATTAATACTCTATCTTTTTTATTATTCATATACACACTATATCAAATTTAATGAAATTTGTCAAGCATCTTCTGGTTTTTCTTTTTTGGCCAGGAAATAGAAGATATTCTCTCGACATCTTTCTAGAAGTACAGTTGTATCTTCTTCTTTTAGTTTGTTTATTCCTGGTGACCATCTGATTCCAAATTCCCAATTGTTAATTAACAAAGTTTCTTCTTCTCTGTCGTCGCCAATATACATATATGCTACTTGAACCTTAAGATCTGGGAAATCTGCTTTTATACAATTTATGAAGTCTTCTTTGGTCATAGTATAAATATGCGTTAAGGCAACTTAAGCACATTTATTAATGGTGACGGCGATGATATTTCCGGTGGCGTCGGTTGCGGCGCTGGTGGCGGCGTTTGTTATATTTTCGGATCCGGTGGTTATAACCACGGTAGTAACGGCGTTGGTAATGTCGGCCTCTTCGCCAATATCTGTGGCCGCGGTAGGTATAATAACGCTGACCATTGTAACATGTATTATATTGATATTCTACATCTTCTAGGCTATCCGCTATAGAATGTGCGTAATTACAGTCATGAGTCTGATATGTCCAGATCTCTGCGTTGTAATTATAGACCCAAACCTTGCAAACATCCGTACAGTGACCTGCATTAGCGTTAGTTGTCCACATGAACAAGCCAGCCACAATTATTAATTTAAAAGCTCTCATTTACTTTTCCTCCAATTCCTCGATATCATAAAACTCTGTTGCGTCCCCGTCGCGCTTGTCAAAGCGAAGAATCACTTCCTCATCCATAATTTCCAAAACGCGGGCCTTGAACTCATCTTCTTGAATCTTTTCCTTCCACTTAGACGGCTGGAATTTTACTTCTTTACCGTTGCCCATGTCCATTGTGTACCAAGCTCCTGAAGATTTTAGATGACTGGAGCCTTTGATTGCCTCAAACCAACTCTCTTCGTCTTGAACTCCGATTTCATCTCCCCACAGAATCTTAAAAGTACACTGCCTTCCTTGGGTTCCGAATCGGCTCTTCTTCAGCGTTGCTTTCACTTCTGAACCCACTCTGAATCCGTGATCATCCATAATAAACGATGCTTTGGCTTTGCGGCCGGTCAACCACACTCGTAATGAGTAGGCATAGATCAGCGCTTTTCCTCCCGGAGTCATGTAAGGCTCAACGAGGGCTTCAGACGGTGATCGTGTAATGTTTGTTTTTAATTGGTTCAGAACCAAAAATGTCGACTGACTGTTGGCAATGGGAACTGTTAATTTGCTCATTCCCTTGGCCAAAATACGAGCCTTGACTGCCATGGAAGATAGAGGATTAAAATCCCCTTCCACATCACTAATAGCAGGAGTCAACGCGAGAGAATCCCAGATAAAAAGCATTTGACTTTCATTATTTACTAAGAGATCTTCAATTGTTTCCAGAACAAACTCAACTGACTGGGCTTGAACATAAAGAAGCCGACCTACATCACAGCCCGCACGTTCAAGAAAAGTCGGATCAATAGCCGACTCGGAATCAAAATAAACAACATCAATTCCCATCTTTTGAGCATTAGCGGCAACCTGTGCTGCCATATAACTCTTTCCAGATGCCTCAAGGCCGGCGATCTCCGACACTTTTCCGACTGGAATGCCAGCTAGTCGGCCGCGACAAACAATTGAGTCCAGCCATCTGGATCCAGTTGGAATCCATTGCTTAACCTCTGTAGGGTTATCCTCTGTCAGATTGTGAGCCACAGAAATACCAGCTTTCTTGTTAATCATGCTTCGCATATCTGCGATTGATAATTTCCCTGTTCTTACTTTTGCCTTTCTGGCCATTTTTCTCTCCTATGTTAATATAAATTGAGGCATCTGTAAACCCATGCCTCCCTGCGGTATCAAGTTATTCCTCGATAGTTAAGTTGCCTAGGTCCGTCGAAGTCTCTACGCTCCAGCCGCTGACAATATGACTGTCTGCACTTAGTACGGTTCCGACTGTTGTCTTCACTCGGGCTTCCACGGTCATAAATCCGCGCTTATAATCGTATTGTTCGGTATTTCGCTCAATCCAATCATATTCGTACACGTTCTCGGTGATTACGTTTGCAACATAGTCGGCAAAGCCACTATGATCACGCTCATAATCTTCAAGAAGATGGTTGTCACGCATCTCTTCTAAAACAGGGTTGTCTTTGAAAGACGGCGATGTTACCAACTCTGCAAGCGTTGTTGCAATGCCAGAATTTTCAATCACTGTCTCTTGATAGCCATCCCACGCATGGATAACATCTTCTCCATCTGTGTAAACCAACGTAACTTCGTGGTTATTATCTAAATTAGCCTTTTTAAGCTTGTTTTGTAAACTCATTTTTTTTCCTATGTAAGTATAAATTTGGGGCACCTGATGACCCTGTGCCCCCCTGTGGGGAGAGAGAACCTATTCTCCTAGTAGCTCTTTAAAAGCCTGATCTACAACGTTTCCTGTGTCAACGGATGTTACAGTGGCAGTTGCACCCTGCTTGGCCGTATTGCCAGAAGTTGTTGTATCATCAGTCTCTTCAGACAATGCCTGATCTAAAAGAGTTGCGACGTCATCAGTAGTCTTTCTCTCGAAAAGAGTACTGTGGTCCGGAATGTTTTGCAGAAGCTCTGCACAGCGGCTTTCGCCGCCGACTGCATCATTGCAAAGAACCGAACTACGCCGGCGCGGAGTAATCTTTGTTTGTGGGAAAGATGCTCCAGCGGGCTTACCATAATTAATAGTAAGATCTGTGCCTTCCTCCACGTCCGTAATATCTCCGTACTCTGGATTCAAGACAAGATTCAAAAGAGACTCATAAGCCATCTTTCCGTATCCCCACATGCGGACACCCTTGTCTTCTTCTCCTCGTACAAGAACCGGAGAGAAAAACCGCTGGCGTGGCAAAAACTTCTTTGCCATACGACGGGAATCCTCCGTGTTTTCATCAAAAAGTCGTCCTGCAAATTTGCATGCTGGACAGTCGTCTCCGAAATTCTTTTTCGGACACAAGAAGCCGGAATTTTGACCGACCTCATAATGGAACCAGAAATCCTTGAATGGATCTCCGTCTGGTGTGGGAACAATTCGAATCGATTGCTCTCCGTCTTGTGGGCGCCAGAAATTCTCATTTCCTTTGCCGCCTTTAGTGTTTAGGTTATCAAGCCTACCTTGGATTTTCGTTAAATCAATACCCATCTGTTTCTCCTTTTTAGGGTTATAGTCACAATGACTAATTTCTCATTGTGCTGTATACTACTATACCAGATTATTTAAATTTTGTCAAGCTCTTTTTTATCCAGGCTTCACATTGTCATTGTTTCTGTATTGGATACTGCGGCTGAATGACATCGTATAAACGTAATCTTGTTCATAGTTTGTC